CCAGATTGCTGGTGGGGGCCCTTTTCCTGTATAGGGGGTGCGCCGCATGTCCAGTGGACTCCGCCGAGACAGCCGCGTCTGGCGCACCCTCGCAGCGCAGGTCCGCGCCCGCGACAAGGCCGCCGGCACCCCCTGCCGCATCTGCGGGCAACCCATCAAATGGGACGCCCACGACCCCAACGCCGACGACGCCCCCAGCGTCGACCACATCCGGTCCTGGCGAGACCACCCCGACCTGAGGCTCGACCCCACCAACCTCGCCACCGTCCACCAAGCCTGCAACCGCGCTAAGGGCGCCCGCCCCCAAGCGCTCCCCAGCATCGGCAACCAATCCCGCCAATGGGGCCGCCCACGCACCTGAGGAGCAACCGTGGCTCACCCCGCCGACACCTCCATCCTCGAGACCGTCGATGACGCGTTGCGCGCCGCCGACTGGATCACCCCCGCCGACCAGCCCACCGTCGAGCTCCTGCGCCGTCTCGCCAACCGGCTCGACGACCCCGACTTCCCCACCATCGAAGGCCGCTTCGACAACGTCTCAGAGTCCCTGTTCCTCAAGACCGCCGCCGCCCTCGGCCTCACCCCTGAGATGAGGGCCGCCTGGGCGAAGAAGGAGAAGAAGGTCGATGGTGGCAGGCTCGAAACGCTCAGGAAGGGCACGGCCGGCCTACGGGCCGTCTGACGCCGGCGAGTTCTTCGATCGGTGGATGGCCGACGCGGAACGGGACTGCCCGCTCCGTGACCCCGACGCTCCCCGCTACGGGCACAGCACGCCCCGCATCCACACGCCGCCGCTGCGGGACCTGACCCCCGACACGAGTGCTGGCTACTCGTGCATCGAGTTCTCACACGACGTGCTCGGCATCCCGCTGCTCCCGTGGCAGCAGGAGACCCTCATCCGGGCGCTCGAGCTCAACCGGGCCGGTACACGCTTCCGGTTCCGTACCGTGGTCCTCCTGGTCGCACGCCAGAACGGCAAGTCCACGCTCGCGCAGGCCCTCTGCCTGTGGGCCATGTACGTGCTCGGCGTGAAGATGACGCTGGGCACCGCCCAGGACCTCGACATCGCCGAGGAGCTGTGGAGCGGCTGCGTCGACATCGCCGAGTCCGTGCCCGAACTGGCCGCCACCATCAAGAACGTCAACAAGGTCAACGGCAAGAAATCCCTCGACCTTCAGACCGGGGAACGGTACAAGGTCAAGGCCAGCAACCGTAAGGCCGGGCGTGGCCTGTCCGCTGACCTGATTGTTCTCGACGAGCTGCGCGAGCACACGAACTGGGACTCGTGGGGCGCGGTCACCAAGACGATGATGGCGCGCCCCAAGGCGCAGACCTGGTGCCTGTCCAACGCGGGTGATGACGCGTCCGTCGTGCTGATGAGCCTTCGGAAGAAGGCGCACCTGGCGCTCGGTGACCCCGACGGGATCAACGCTGACGACACGGACCTGACCGCTTCCGGCGGTGACTCCCTGTGCTTGATCGAGTACTCGGCCGCGCCGGGGCGGGCCACCACGGACCGTGACGGGTGGGCTGAGTCGAATCCGTCGCTCGGGTACACGGTCGAGGAAGCCTCCTTGGAGGCCGCTGAGGCCACCGACCCGGAGCCCGTCTACCGCACCGAGTGCATGTGCCAGTGGGTCGACGTCATGGCCGTTGGCCCGTTCCCTGAGGGCGCTTGGGAGGCGTGCACCGACCCGCGGGGCATCATCCCCGATGACGCCCCGATCTCCTACGCCGTGGACGTCTCGTGGGACCGTGGCGCGGCCTACGTGGCCGCCTGTGGCCCCCAGGCCAGTGGCCGGCTCCAGGTGGAGATCGTGGCCGCGCGCCCCGGCCAGGGGTGGGCCGAGTGGCTGCCCGAGTGGTTCCGGGGGTTCGTGGACGCCGACAACCCCGCCCGCGTCGTCGTCCAAGGCAAAGCCTGCCCCGCCGCGATCCTCGTCGACACGCTCGCTGAGGTTGAGGGGCTGACCGTCGTGCCCTGGGTGGGCGGTGACCTGGGGATCGGGTGCGGTCTCATCTACGACCAGGTCGCGGCCGCCGCCCCGGACTCCACATCCGATCTGAAGCCTCTCGCCCACCGGGGCCAGGAGGCCCTAAACCTGGCGGCCCACACGGCCGCTCAACGCTTCTACGGGGATGGCTGGTACTGGGACCGCAAGAACTCCCCCCAGGACGCCGCGCCCCTGATCGCTGCGACCGAGGCCCTGTGGGACCAGATCACCAACGCTCCCGAGGAGCCCGCCACGTCGATCTATGAGGCGGGCCCGCAACCACTCGCCTGAAGGGTGTGAATGCTCGTGCGCCGAGACAAGACGCTGACCCGCCTCACCGGCGCTAAGGTCCTCGTCCCCGTCGACGGGGAGACCGTGCGCGGCACCCTCGCCGCGGTGGCCCCCGCCTGGGTGACCCTCACCGACTGTCAGGCCGGTGACGGCACCACCATCGAGGGTGACCTCATGGTCGCCCTGCCCCTGCCCTGGGTGCAGGTGATCCGATGACGCGCTTCCAGACCCTCGACGCCCTGGCCGCCAACCACGCCGGGAACACGATCCTCGACGTCGTCGACCCAGGTATCCCCCTCGTCGACTACGACGCCTCGGACCGGGACGCCGCCTCCGTCGCCGCCGCCTGGCGCACACAGCCAGCCATCCGCAAGGTCACGTCCTTCATCGCCGCCAACGTCGCCTCCATCCCGCTGCACGTCTACGAGCGCGTCTCCGACTCCGACCGTCAGCGCGTCACCACGGGCGCCCTGGCGCAGGTGATCGGGGCGCCCAGCCCCGCGATGGGCGCATACCGGTTCTGGGAGCGCATCATCCTCGACGGGCTCCTCTACGACCGCCGCGCCGTGATGATCGTCGACGACGGCGACCGCACCGAGCTCGTGCGCATCCCACCCCGCCGGTTCCGCATCGTGTCGGACGGCCTGGACCGGGTCAAGGCCGTGCGCATCACCACCGGTGACGGGCAGGTCAAGGACATGGACCCCTCAGGGTTCCTCCTCGACGTCGGCTACTCCCAGTCAAACGGTAAGGGCCTGTCCCCGATCACGACGCTGGCGGCCCTGCTGCGTGAGGCCGCCGAGGCCGTCGAGTACCGGCGCGCCGTCATGCGTAACAGTGCCCGGCACACGGGCTGGATAAGCCGCCCCACCGAGTGGCCGAACCGGGACGCCCGGAACAACTTCCTGGAGTCGATGCGGGCGTTCCGCTCCGGCGGTGGCCGCGAAGGCGGTGACCTCCTCCTCGATGAGGGCATGGAGTGGCACGACCGCTCCTACAAGCCCACTGACATCGACGACCTGGACGCCCGCACCCTGACCAACATCGAGGTGGCGGGCGCCTACCACATCGCCCCCGAGCTGCTCGGTGACCGTCAGGGCAACTATTCGAATATGGAGTCGATGAGGGAGTCCTTGTACCGGGACAACCTTGGCCCCTACATCCGGGCGTGGGAGGAGATGTGCGCCCCGCTGGCTGACCGGCTCAGTGATGGGCGGGCTCTCTACGTCGAGGCGCACCTCGACGCGAAACTGCGGGGATCCTTCGAGGAGGCCGCGGCCGTGTTGCAGACGTCGACGGGTGCCCCGTGGATGACTCGCAACGAGGCCCGCGCTCGCCTGAACCTGCCGGCCGTTGACGGCGGGGACGAGCTCATCACCCCGCTGAACGTGCTGGTGGGTGGTCAGGCGTCCCCGACGGACTCCGGCACCCAGAACGAGGGCCAGGACACCGACGCCCCCAAGGCGGCCGCCGGCGTGCAGGTGAAGTCAGCGGACCTCGAGGGCGACTGGCCCACCAGGGCCGAGGACGCCCTCAAGCGCCACTACAGCCGTCAGGAGCGGGCCGTCATGTCCGCTCTCGGAGCGAAGGCCGACGGCTGGTGGGACCAGGCCCGCTGGGACCGGGAGCTCGCTGAGGACCTGTACCGGCTCGCCTCCGCGTGCGTCGACGAGATGGGCCGTGAGGCGTGCACCCGCCTCGGGTTCAACCCCGATGAGGACTGGGACCTGCCGCGCACGCAGGCGTACCTCCAGGCGGTCACGAAGGCCCGCGCCCGGTGGGTGAACGAGGCGACCCGCCGGCAGATCGAGGCCGCCCTGGCTGAGGCCGGCACGGAGGGCGTGCCCACCGTGTTCGACCGTGCCCGCTCCCAGCGGGCCGCCGCCGGGGCCGCCGCGTTCATCGCGGCCATGGGGTCCTTCGCGACGGTCGAGGCCAGCAAGCAGGCCGCCCCCGGCCAGGGCACCAAGACCTGGATCACGGGCCGTAACCCGCGGCCAACGCACCTGGCGATGAACGGGGAGACGACGCCCGCGTGGACGGACTTCTCCAACGGCCTGTCCTGGCCCGGTGACCCGGCCATGGGGCCGGATGAGTCGGCCGGCTGCAACTGCACCGTTTCCGTAGAGATCACGCACTAAGGAGGGCTCCTCGTGGAGTTCAAGACGACCGGCACCCTGAGCCGGAAGACAGACGGCGACGGCGACCACGCCGGGTTCGTCGGGTACGCGTCCACGTGGACGAGGGACCCCGACTCCTACGGCGACGTCGTCGCCAAGGGCGCGTTCACCCGCACCCTCAAGGAGTGGGGAGAGAAGGGCCTGCCCATCCCCGTCCTGTGGGGTCACCGCCTCGATGATCCGAAGTACTTCATCGGCGCGGTCAAGACGGCCAAGGAGGACGACCACGGCCTGAAGGTTGACGTCGAGCTCGACGCCGACTCCCCCACCGCCGAGCACGTGCGCCGCCTCCTGAAGAGCGGGGCCGTCGCCCAGATGTCCTTCGCGTTCGATGTGCGCGACTCCGGCGACATCGAGCTCGACGACGGCCGCAAGGCCCGCGAACTGCGGGACCTGCGCCTCTACGAGGTGAGCGTGGTCCCGATTGGTGCGAATCAGGACACGTCCATCGAGACCGTCAAGGCCCCCGCCGATGGGGGCCTCACCAGCGAGGAGGTCGCCCAGGTGCGGGCGCTCCTCGCCTCTCAGACCGCCCCCGAGGAGGGGGAAGCCGGCAGCAACACCGACGACGACGCCGAGGCCCCTGAGGGGCAAGACGAAGACCCGGTGAAGGCCGCCGCGCGACTCAACACCCAAATCGCAGTCCTCTTCATTGAGGGAGAAAGGAGCGCTGCATGAGCACGCTCATGGAGGCGCGCGCGGTGGCCCTGAAGGCCGCCATGGACGCCCAGAACGCTATGAACGCCGCCGGTGACCAGGTCACCTTCGAGATGTGCAAGGAGGTGGAGAAGCGCGTCAACGAGGTCAAGGAGATCGACGACCGTATCGCCGCCTCCAAGAGCGCACGCGACATGATCGCGTCCCTCGGCAGCATCCCGGAGGACAACACCTATGAGCCGGGCGAGGAGTCCGGCATGAAGGCCGGCACCTTCGGTGAGCGCTACGTGCGCTCCTCCACCTACAGCGAGTGGGCCAAGGCCCACCCCTCCGGCCTCGGTGAGGGCTCCAACCTGGCCCTTCCCGGCGTGAAGATCGGGGACCTCGAGGAGCTTCTCATCTCCCGTAAGGCCAACGGGCAGGTGCTCGCGACCCCGGTCGCGCACATCGCCCCGACCCGCTACCCGATGGTTGACATGGTCGACCGCCGGCCCCTGACCCTCCTCGACGTCATCGGGCACGGTCAGATGGCGAACGCCTTCGAGTACGTTCAGGTGACTGGCGTCACCAATAACGCCGCCATCGTCAAGGAGAACACGCAGGACACCGACCCGCTGAAGCCGACGTCGGACATGACGACCGCTCTGGCCGACTGCAAGCCCTACACCTTCGCAGACGGCTATGAGGTCACCAACCAGCTGCTCTCCGACGCCCCGGCGTTCGCCGCCTACATGAACACCGCGGTCCGCTACAACCTGGACACGGTCATCGAGGACAAGGTTCTCAACGGCACCGGCACCGAGGAGCCCAAGGGCATCCTCAAGACCACCGGCGTGCAGGAGAAGACCTACACGGCCGGGGCCGACGCCATGGACCTGGCGAAGGCCGTGCGTGGTGGCCGCACCAAGATCACGAACGTTGGTGGCGTCGCTACCGCCGTGATCCTCCACCCCGAGGACGTCGAGGCCCTCGACCTCATGCAGGACGCCGACAAGCGCTTCTACGGGCTCGGCCCGTGGGGTATCGGCCCGCGCACCCTGTGGGGCGCCCCCGTCGTCGAGTCCTCCAAGATCACCAAGGGGCAGGCGCTCATGGGTGACTTCAACCAGGTCCAGCTCCTCGACCGTGAGGGCCTGAGTGTTGTCGCCTTCAACCAGCACAAGGACTTCGCGGCGAGGAACCGCGTCTACGTGCGTGCCGAGCTCCGTGCCGGCCTGGTCATCTGGCGCCCGAACCGCCTCGTTCTGGTGAAGGCCGCGTGATGATCGACGACGGGATGGTCACCCTGAACGGGGTGAGGTACCGGCTGGATGACGCTATCGCCTGGGGGCTCTACAGCCCCCAGGGAG